ACTCACTTCCTTAACTCCAGGCCAAGAGTCCAAAAGTTTCTTTTTGGCGCGGACGATTTGCTTGCTGAGGTCGGAAACACGAAGTTTCTTAGCCACAGCGTCACCAGCTCGGCGGGCTTCCACTTGGGAGAGGAAAACCTACTTTGCACGTATGCTCTGTAGAGTCTAATCTCTAGAACCAAGTTTTAGCTTGCCTTACTGGGCTGCAGATTTGTCCGCCCTACAAAAAGTCACCTTTGCGATGACCCTTTGCTCGGCCGTCCTGACTTTATTGCCAATGAGATCGTTGCGTATCGGTTAAGCCCATTCTCTCAAGAAGGAATTCTTTTGAGTACGGTTATCTTTTCCGAATACGGCGATCTTTGCCGCAAGTCTATGGATGGACGAGAAAGTTCTCAACCTGGGGTTACCTCGGTATAGTCCACATCCTCCGAGCTCACGTGGTAGAGCTGGAAGTCCGACGCCATGGTAGAACTAGTTCCAACCAGGGTACAAGACGTCCACAACTCTCATCACGGTCGCTCTTTGGATGTGACCTGCCACCAAGCTATCAACGATCCCACCTAGAGTAAGCCAGCGTGGAAGAGGTCGATTCCCAGAAGGGCAAACTAAGCCTTTCAAACTGGGAGTATCGAACCATTTCGCTCCACTGGCCACTCGAACGTGGGTCGTTCCCCGAGGAAGATTCAATTTCTCGCAAAGGATCCAGTTCGGCACGCGTGCTCGGCGTTGTCTTACAGTGAAACATTTCTCTGTAAAGACTCCGGCGAGTGGGAACACAAAGTGTTTCCCAACGGAAATCTTCGCGCCACAAAGGTTAAGAAGTCTATGATACTTATCAATGACTCCTTACGGCCAATGTGCAAGAAGATCGTCACCACAAACCGCAGCTTTCTCCTTTAGTGAGTTATTGGACCCGCACGCTTCATCAATCCAGAACAGGTGAACCAAACAAAGGAAGAACCATGTCGTTGGGAGGCCCATCAAGATACCACGAGTGGTGTCATGTGTGCTTCCTACGAATGACTTCTTTCCTTTGGCCATGCTAGGCCAGGTGAGTCGTTAGGGACCGACCATTGTGTCCAAGCAAGTGCTTGCCCACAAAGGTAGGTTCTGTACGCCGTCTTTCACTCCCTCACAGATCATCATCATTAGATCCATGGGTAAGAGGTCAGACGCCGCAGACAGATCAGAAGAAAGGACTTTACATTCAAAGTCTTTCAAATCTGAACCCTTAAAGATTCGCTCAGCCGCTGCATGGTGGTCGCCCGAAAGGACGCCAGAAACGCGCGAGTCTCTTCGAAGCGCCGCAAATAGCATCGTCCGTAACTTGTGTGCGAGACGAGTAGTAGGTGCGTCATGTTTTGACACGATCCTACACTTGTTCCCACGTTCACGAGTTGGCACAACTGCTCCAGTTGGGTTCTCCAAGTCCTCTCTTGACATCATAGAAGTCACATCCTTTTAGTGGTTGTGAACGTTCTGTAGAAGGTTCAGATGAGTACGAGGGTTACCGCTGGTAAGCGCCGCATTGAAGATATCTTCCTCATAGGGGGTTAAATCCGTTTGGCCCTGGGTTCCAACCCAGCGTGGACGCCCTGTCTGCGCACTTCTCGTCACCGATTCACGTTACTCTAGGAAGTTGGTAAAGTTACCACCTTATGCACGTGTATGAGTGAGGCAAGACCCATTAGAGTAGTGGACTTGGAGATCATTAAGATCTCTAAGTTTTACGAATTTCTTCGTCCACTTCTCAGCAAATAGGTAAGCCCGCTCAAGCACGTGTTCTGGAGTTCGGTGAGTCGAGGTCAATGCTTCGCGGTGGTCGTGAAGAGAATCTATCAACTTTGAGTCAGTTCCCAAAGGCAATGATCTACCGATCATTGACAACTGGATACGTCCTTTCTCAGAAGATACGATACCTCGTAAACAACCATTGAGCCGCTTAGCAAAGACATGACCCGAAGGCACAGTCAGGTTTTCCAAAGCAGAGGATCTGCAAACGTCACAGGATTTCTTAATCATCTTGTAACATGCATCTTCTCCGTTATGGACGTACACGTTGACAATCGTCTTGGCTAATTGGATTAAACCAATGATAGCATAGTGGCCAGCCCTTCCCCAAGTGGGCAAAGCAACGACACCAGCTCCAGCAATGGCGGCTCGAATGCATCTCCACACCAAGTGTAGATTCTTTCGGTCCTTAGTTGCGAGTTGGAAGCCTGTCAGAACTGCTTTGCTCTCAAGGAATGGCTGTACCGGGGTTTTGGAAGTCGGATCCCTCTTTCGAGAGGAACCGAGTTACCGCAGTGTGTATTGACGTCGAAGTTCGGCGCCAACACCAGACTTAGGTGACAAGGTTATGATCCAATCAAGGCTAAGATCCTACATAGGGATTTTGGTCCGCTTGTTGTGTCGTAGCTATGATCTTTACATGGT